GAACGTGTCCTGGAGGAGTTTAGTATTAAGGTTTTTGAAGTCCGTTTCTGATAATGTTTTAATTGTGTTTGCTTCGATATTTTTAAGTTGAGCTTGTATGAGCAATGGATTTGCGGCACCGCTAACATCAATATTAGGAGCCATATATTGTGGGGCTTTCGCCTCTGTTGAACGTATTGCGGGAGCTGTATTTTGTTGTCCATAGATTAAGTGTGGGCTTAATCCTGCATCTTTATAGCGTTGCATTTGAGCTGCAGGAGAATTATATTGATTTTGTCTATTCCAATCTGCTAAAGCATCTTGTCTTTGTGTATTGTATATGTCGAGATTTGTCTTTTTCTGTGCTCTATTTGTTAACATTGTACTTAAGGCTGATACGCCTTGACCTATAAGTGGTAAAAATGCTGCTATTCCCATGTTTTTAAGATTTTAGTTTGTTTTAATTTTTATCGCATCGATTACGGTCGTTCCATTTTCAATGCTATTACTAAATTAAGGTTTTTTTGTTTAAGTGTATTGTGTTACACTTTTTCTCTGTTTTTTTTTTTTAATTGCCCCCAACTCCGCCCCACATTTGCTTTATTCGTTTGGTCACTCCTTGCGTCATCCGCTTCGCTACTTCCGTATGTCGTTCCCATACTCATTTGGCAAATATAGGGCTTTTTTTCGTTGTTGGTGTCAATTAGCACTAATATATCAAGGAGTATTAGTGCTTTAAGCCAATTCTTGGCTGTTTTGTTCTGCCGCGGCTTCGCCTTGCCTTGCTAAATCAACGTCAGCAGCGAGCTGCTTTGTTGATTTCGCGTTGCTTAGTTCTGCCAATTCTTGGCGAACTTGTTCGGCAAATTCTTGCCTTTCTGATAAATCCATTCTTCTTGGGTCAGGAAGGTCATCGAAATCTTCGCCTTCTTGCCATAATGGAGTTTTTACTCCATCTAATGGTAAACCCTTAGCATAACGCTCTAAAAGCGTTTTAATGCTCAATGTTTGGTCTGGTATTGTCATAGATGGTTGCGTGTTTTCTTCATAGTTACATGGATGTAATTCTCTGTTATATTGTGTTTTACACAATATTGTAACTATTGGTGGTTTTTGTTCAGGAGCAATAAATTGGTCCATGTTTAAAGTGTCCATGTGTTTAGATTTTGTCTGAATAATTAATTTTTAATTTTCTATTACCGTTGAGGTATTGTTCTGTTTTTGTTTTCAACCAATTTTCTCCGTATTCCTCGAGTTGCTTCTCGAGTTCTATAACGGCTTTTTGTTGAAAATAGTATGCTATTTCTTCTTTTTCTTCGGGAGTGTATAGCTTTTCTTTAAAATAACGGGGCATTGGAGCTTTTTTGCCGTCTTTTAAAGGAATATACACCCTTTCTGAAGGTATTGCTTTATGCCATGCTATCATGGCTTCTGTTAAATAGTTATTGCCTAATTTTTTAGACATTAACGAAAATTCTTTTTGTCTATCATCGTTTTTATGCATTGGTATCTGAGAAGCTTTAGAAATATATTTTAATGTGTATCCTATTGAAGCTTCTGAAACCTCGCCAATGTGTATATTTCCGATAGATTTATTATTTAATGCCCATGCTCTGTTAACATACTCCGCGTTCGCGTTGAATAAAACTATATGGTAATGGGGTCTTTTTGTTTTTCCCCCATATTCCCCACATGCGTAATACTTTATCGATTTGGCATCTGATACATTTTCGTGGCATTTTCTTAGTCTTTTAAAGAATTTTTGTAAATCGGTTTTAGAAAGATTCATAAAACCATTTTTTGTTATTGGTACGAATTGCGTGTCGTAAGTAAGAGTTACAAAGAGAGCTGAGTTCGACCTCTCGCCCTCTTTGATTAATCTTACACTCCATGCTGATGTTCTCCTTCTCTTACAGTTTAGGCACTTGCTACAAGGTACAAGATGACCACCATTTTCTTCTGTAAGTTTAAAAGGATTCATGCAATGAGTTGACATTAAATAGTAGGTGTACCAAATTTAGGCATTGGTCGCAATGCATGAATTTTATTATACACGTGGCAATATAAAGGGTCTGTTCCATCTTCTACTGCAAAGATACGTGTTGTTTGTGATGGTGAACATTCAACAAATTGTTGGTTTAAATTTGGTTGAGTTTGGAATATTCTTCCTAAATGCCAATAGTCTAATGTTGTTCTAAAGTCTCCCGCTACGCGACTTGGCATGTATTTATATTCTGCATAACGTGGAACATATCCAAATGTTTGAGTTCCCGAAGTTGTGTATGCAAATAATTCTTGGTTTTGTACTTCTTGCTCTCCAATGTTAGCAAATGTTGGCCAAAAATAATCTAACGTGTCATTTTTAAGGAATGTACGTGGAATACCTTGTTGATATGCAGTTGTTGGCATTACGGACATAATTCCGATAATGTATCCATGTTCTTCGCAGTAATAAGAACCTGATTTTCCAGATGATACTGAAATACCATGTCCTGCCATAGTACCCTGTGGAAGTCCTGTAGTCTGTCCTGTTGTGTTTAATACTTCTGAAACAATTACAGGTGTTTTAACTCCTGTAATGTATTCAGGGCGTTGTAATCTAGCATCTGATGATTTTACTCCAAAATGGGATAAAATGCTTTCTACATAACGAGTACCGCCACGAGCGTTTTTCTCTAACCATTCTTGTAAACGATATGCACGTCTTAGATCGTTAATAGTTGTATTTGCAACTGATACGCCACTTGTGTTTGCGAATAATTCTCCTGCATTAGCATCTCCAGTTGTTCCTGAATTAACTACTATATTGTTTGGTGTTCCTGTTAGTGTAGTTCCTGAAGGACTGTTTACATAAACGGGAGCGTCTCCATTAAGTTGTCCTAAAGGTATGTCTACTGCTGCACCTTTTTGTGCAAATGGTAATGAACTTGTAAAATAGTCATGTTCCCATGCTCTTTTCCTAAGTGCAGTTAAAGCTAGAAGTTTTGATGTTTCACCTTGTGAACCATCAGATAGTTTATAATCTATTGGTGCAATTAAATTTTGGTCTCTATAATACTCATTGTATATACATTGGTATGCTGCAAATGGTAAAGCGTTAATTTGTGTACTCTCACTGTTATTTGATGGTGGTGGTACTCCCAAGTAATCTGCAGTTTTAGATGCATTTGGAAATGAGGATGCATACTGTGGTTCAAAAATTATTGAATTAAGTGTTGGTGATACTAATCCACTGTTTGCATCTGTGATAAATTTTTCCCAATTATTCCATAAAATACGATTAGGGACAAAGAAATAATGCATTGATACATCCATTCTATGCATTACTGGAGCAACCATAGGTGCAAATCTTATAAGTGATTCACAACCTAAATTGAATTTGTCTCCAGGTACGCATTCTAAAGTGAGAATTGGTGTTAAGTTACCCATTGACGCAGATAATTTGACGTCATGTGATAAATCGAAACTGTTTTTTTTGGGTTTTTTGAGTTGGATTGAGGTGAAGATGTTTTTTTTCATTTTCGTTTTGTTTTTGTGATTGATTTTTTTTAGGTTTTTTCCCCTAGCTAGGGTTAAATACCTTCCCCGAAGGGAAGGTCTAGCTGTGGGTTACTGTTGTACCTCTACAGAGCAGTGTTTTTACAATCGTGTTCCTCCGCGAGAGATATAGTATGTTCTACTTACTTTTCTTCTTCTTCCGCGTCCGTAAGATTTTCGTCTCATGTTTTGTGGTTTTAATTGTTAAATAATTATCTTGGTAATTTTGATTTTGCAGGTGATACTAATCCTAAAGCGGTTTGAATCATATCAAGAGATAATCCAATTTGTTTAAGTTCTAATATTTTTGCTGCAATATTTTTTTGTGATTCGGTGTATGATGTTTGTGCAGATGTTAATCCTATTCTTCCAGTATAAGCTTGTTGTACAAAATCTTCTGTTACTATCTTTTTGCCTGTTAGTCTTTGTTGAGTTACTAAGTTTGAAATTGTTTGTAAAGCTTGAGATTTTTGTGTAACTGTTAAATCTGTTTTTGCTATTAAATTTTTTATTTGTTGCTTTTGTATAGATAATTCTCCGCCTAATAATTTGGACATCCTATCTGTTTCCGTTTGCTTTTTAAATGTATCGGATTGTAAATTAAGATTTTTATTTTGAATTAAACTTGTTTTCCAAGATTCTTGTCCTACTTTATAATCGAACGTGTCCTGAAGGAGTTTAGTATTAAGGTTTTTGAAGTCCGTTTCTGATAATGTTTTAATTGTGTTTGCTTCGATATTTTTAAGTTGAGCTTGTATGAGCAATGGATTTGCGGCACCGCTAACATCAATATTAGGA